TGAGTGGAATGCTGAATACATATTATGCAATGAAGCAGTTGAATTTGACAACGGGTATACTACTGCATCAATTACTTTGATTTTCAATACTAGATATAATCCTCGTAAAAGTGAGGCTGTTCAGCAGAAAATTAACTTTGAAAAAAATGATGATTTAGCATCTGAAATAATGGATAAAATTGAAGAGTTACCCGAAAAGGTAACGGTAGAAGTTGTTGGAAATGATACTTATGTTGAAGAAAAAGAACTTGATAATTTAATGTCTGAAGCTGAAAAACTTGAGGAGGAGTTCGAAGATGACTTCGACCCAATGCTCGCTTGATGTATTAAGTGATGATCTAAAAAAATTAAGGTTTGTTGTTCCAGGTGAAGCAGTTGGCAAGGGTAGACCTAAGTTTACTATGCAAGGTGGTTTTGCAAAAGCCTATACACCAAAGAAAACATCAGATTATGAAAAATTTATAAAACACTGCTATAGAAGCAAATATAGGAATTACATAAGTGATAAAGCTGTAAAGGTTATGACGTTTATTTATGTTAAGCCAGCTAAAAGTTTAAGTAAGAAAAAAAGAGCTAAATTATTAAACAATGAATTTCTTCCAACAAAGAAACCTGACGTTGATAATGTACAAAAATGTATATTAGATGCACTTAACAAGGTTGCTTTTAAGGACGATGTGCAAGTCGTAGATCAGGTGACTATGAAACGTTTTGGTGAAGAGGATAAAGTCATTGTTGTAATTGAAGAAATAGGATTGACTATGCAGTCGATTTAAAGGAGGAAAGATTTATGGGATTGTTTGATTTATTAAAAGAAGAAACAGAAGTTAAAGAACCACAAAAAGAAGAAATTAAAGAAGCTAAGGTTGTTGAAAATGAAGCTGCAGTAAACGAACCTGAAAAAGAAGTTAAGGAAGAACCAAAAAAAGAAGTAAAGAAGAAAGCTAAAACTTCTAAAACAAAAGCAACTAAGAATGAAAAAGCAGGCTATCTTTATCCGTTTAATATTTATAGTGAAGGTTGTTTAATTGACATTGACAACTATGGTTTTGAAGAGGGTAAAACGTATAAAGAATCTGAAATTACTAAAATTATGCTGGCACACAAACACTATGAATTTTCCGGAACAATGGAGTATTCATATATTGAAGATGATAATGTCGTTGTTGCAAATGCAAAACAGCATAAAAAGGGGTAATTGATTATGAGATATATGTTTTACATTGTTGGTGTTGGAGGAACCGGGTCGTTATTGGCTCGAGATCTTCCAAAATTACTAACAGATACTAGAAATAGAATGTGCCTTATTGATGGTGATGTAGTTGAAAAGAAAAACATAGTAAGACAAGGATATCAGCAACAGGATGTTGGAGATAATAAAGCTGTTGCATTATCAAGAAAAATAAATTCTCTTTACGATACTAATTGTATTTTTATGGATCAGTACATAAATGATGAAAATTTAATTAATTTAATAAAAAGTTATAAAGCATATATACCAGTAATTCTTGGGTGTGTTGACAATGACAAGACTAGAAAAATTATTGAAAAAGTAATAAATGACAAGGATTTAAAATACTGTTATTACATTGATTCCGCAAATAGCGAATACGAGGGTAATGTTTATACAGTATCAAAGAAGCAAGGTGTTATTACGGGAAAATTAAGAAGCCAAGTGTATAAACTGGATGAAGATAAGCATCCCGATGAAGTATCTTGCCAAGATCAAGCTGCTAATGGAAATATTCAATATCTTGTTACTAATGCAAAAATGGCAGTAACGGTTTTGGAACACTGTCATGCATTATTAAAATCAGGATATAAAGAAGGTGTTCAGGTTGTCAAACGATTTGAGACAGTATTTTACTAAAAAACAATATAATTACAAAAACAATGATTTAACACTAATTGAAGCAATAATTGGCTATCAGCTGGAATCTGATGATTGTATAGATACGTTTGAGGAATATGCAGACTCACTCGGAGAAATATTTATTGATTATGAACAAGATTTAGAACTTTTAAATTTACATGTTTTTAACGATCTGTTTAATTCCAATATATACCAATATATTTTTCAAAGCTTTATTAAGTCTGATGATTTTGTCTTAAATGAAATTGATGGTGTTCTCGGTTATATGTATGACGAAGGAAATGAAGAATTTATTAATATATCTAATAATATGCCATTGCAAGTAAGAAAACACATTAACAGATTCTATAAAGAAGCACAAAACGAATGTTATTACGTCGATGGTGAAGAACGAAAATTAGATAGTTACTGTGCTGAAACTATCGGATTTAGGTTATATCATTTAAAAATTTATAACAAATCGCTTGCAAGGCGATTAAGAAAGAATTATAAAGCGAACGGTTCATTTTATGCATTATGTAATCAACTAGGGTTTTATATGGAGAATGGACAATTCCTGCTTATGGAGTATACATATTTAGAAGCTTCAGGGTTTTATGATCAATATATTGACTCAAGCATTATAGCAAATGCAATAGAGGATCTAAATAAAGAGCTTCAAACAAATAGAGTTTTTAATCCAGGAATTTCAGCTGCCATTGATGAAATAAGTGATTATGAAAGAGATGATTTAATTACTGCAATAATAAAAATTCTAGAAACTGAAAACGAGGTGATAATATGAGCCAAATGGTAGTTAGATTTGATTCGAACAATCGTGATGCTGAACTTTGTATAAAAAAAGGAAATGAAATAGTTTTTAAAAATATATCTGTTAAAGCTCTTGTTTCAACACTTGTAAACAATGGATATACCGAAAACACAAGTGAAAGAATAACTATTTTAGACAAACAAATAATAGCTGCTAACTTCCGTTATGTAGTAATAAGACAACCGGAACATAAAAGAATCGTGACTTTATTTGATAAAAGCTACATGATTAATTTTCCGAATGCAATTTATATTGTTCATCATCATGATTCAAAAATAAAAAAAATAACGGCTTTTTCTTACAAAGAATACGAGGGTTTAGAAACCAATTTGTATGAATATCCAATGCCGAATGAATTAACTGAAAATACAATTTGTATGGGATCTGCAAAAAAAGAAATATTCAATAATGATTATGTAGCAGCATTAAATAGAGTTATTGCTACACCGTATTCACACACTAACTTTAGTGGAATAAAGGGATTTACTAACTCACAAAAATGGTTTGAGTATCTCCAAAAAAACGAGTTCCCTTACAAACTAATGCGATCATTAAATAAAAAGCTGAAAGACATAAGGGTATAGAAAATGTGGATTTTATCAAGAAAATACAAGAGATTTTATTTATGGAAAAATCGCAAATCAGGGTGCCGAGAATGTTTCTGGCCAGAGATAGATCCAAATAAAATAATCAAAGAAAAAGAAGAACATACATACAAATATAGTCAAGCACAAAAGAATGTTAAATGTCGTAAAAAAAATAAAAGTATTGTGCTTAATAAACACACTAAACTGAGGTATTAAAATGCAAGCAAGAATATGGAACGAAACAAAAGGTACGTATGATCCTTATGAATTACCAGAAGGATCAAGTAAATATGAAAATGATATGGATGTAATTGTATCGTGTGCGTGCTGCAGTAAAAAAATAACTTACGGAGATGCGTATACATCACACAAAATTCATGATCATATCGGTTTTGGTTATGCAGTATGCGGAGACTGTTAT